GGGGGGGGGAGGGAGGGGGGGGGGGGGCACACAGGAACTCTTGTGCCCGTGGCCCACTTGCGGCGGACTTGCTGCGCCGCGGTGTTCCCCCCCCGGCCCCCCCTTCCACCACCCCCCAACTCTTCCAGTTCACGTCCTGCAAACCTTACCCCCACTACTTGCGTGCACAATCCTATTGCAACACCTTGAAAATAACACAGGCACACGCAGAGTGCACACTGCTGCTGCACGCTCAAGGAGACACCTGAACCCACACAGCCACCACCACCACCAACTCACGCCATGAGCTCTTTGGTTGCAGTGCCTCGCACTGCTGCGGCGCACTTACCTGACGACGCACAAGATGAAGACCTTCATGTGTCCCCTCAAGTGGAAAATGCTTTGGAAATGATTGAAACTCTGGTGAATGTGTGGACAGCGGATGCACCAGTGGCAGCGGGCAGCTTGGAAAACACCCTGCGGCACCGCTTGGGGCTGCCTCTTACAGGCGGCTTGCAGACGTCTGTCTTGGAGGCCGCAGTGGACGAAACCATGTCTGCGCTGTCCAGCGCACGGGTGGTGCTGCGCAACGCCGGGGCTCTTGTGGAGCACAGCGAGCAAGGCAAGGTGCTGGCTGGCTTCCTCAATGGAGTGGAGAACCGTGTGCGCATTGCAGCGCAGCACCTGCGTCTGGGACAGCACTTGTGCACCACGCTGCAAAACGCCGACATGACGGGGGACGCACGCTTGTCCAATGTGCAACTGGGGGACCCTGACGGCGCAGTGGCTGTGGCGGAGCGCAATGAGGAAGTCAACCCTAAGCCGCTCAACGAAATGCAAAAGGTGCTGCTGCACGTCATGAGCCGCATGGCCACCATGGGCGTGCGTGTGCACAACGGCGTCGTGTACGAGCAGGTGCGCACGAGGGCGGGGCAGGCCACGCACACGTGGACGCCCATGCAGGAGCACGACGCTGACGTCTCGGTGCAGGACTTTGTGTACAGTCTGTGCACGCCGCAGGCAGGGGGACAGCTGTTCCTGTGGGCCACCAGTCACGGCTCAGTCATGCGCAATGTTGTGGAGTACTTGACGCGCATGCGGGACCCTGTGCTGTCGGGGGTGCACCCTGACCGCAAGTACATTGCCTTTGAAAACGGGGTGTACCAGCTGCACAGCGGGGGACAGGGCACGCAGCGCACCGTGGACGTGTTTCATCCCTGGTCTGCCCCCCTCCCGTCCAAAGTGGTGGCAGTGACGTACCACCCCCACGAGATGCCCCTGACGTGGTTCCAAGCAGCAGACATCACGAAGATCCCCACGCCGTCCCTGGACACCATTTTGCGCACGCAGGGCATGCCCTCTGACGCAGCGATGGTCATGTACGCCCTCCTGGGGCGCATGCTGCACCCCGTGAACTTTTTGGACAGGTGGGCTGTGCTCCCATTGAACTTGGGCGCCTCCGGCACCGGCAAGTCAGTCATCATCACCACTGTGGAGGCCATGCTGGGGGATGGCAGCATGGGCATCATTGAGAGTGATTGCGACGCCAAGTACATCACGGCTGCTGTGCACAAGAAGTACACGTGGGCGTGCACAGAGCTGCGGGGGCACAGCGCTTTGCCGGTGGGGCGCCTGTTTGCCCTCATCACGGGGGAGCGCATGTCCTCCAGGGCCATGCGCTCCGACCCAGTGTTCGTTCGGGTGGCGGCCCCAGGGTGGATAGCTGGCAATCAAGTGCCACGGTCGTGGGACACTGTGGACGCCACCCTGCGCCGCATGGTGGTGTTCACTTTCAACAGCACCCCTGAGCGGCGGGACACGCAGCTGGAGGAGCGGCTGAAGGGGCCTGAAATGCCTGCACTGATCCTGAAGTCCAACAGGGCGTACCTCACAGCAGTGCAGGATGTGGGGCGCCGGGAGCTTGCGGCGTGCTTGCCCCTGTACTTCAAGAGCACTTCGGCGTTCCTCAGGCGCATCATGGACCCCGTTGGCGTCATGATGCAAGACGGCGGCATGAACATGTGCGTGGTGCCACGGGCTGTGCTGGCGGCGTGGGTGGCATTTGTCACTGCGCTGCCCCCGGTGCGCAGCAGCGCAGAAAAGAACGGCGCCAGCACCGTGGGACCCAAGTCTGCACTGGGCGTGTGGACGGGGCACCCCGAACGCCCCGGCTGCATTCAAGGCATGGAGCTGCCCTGGGTGCGCTACGACGGCAAGCTGTACACGTCTGCTTGCTGCTCCAGGCTGGAGGCAGTGTGGGACGAGTGCGAGGGGGTTGCAGCTGCGAGTCGTGGCGGGGGTGGAGCCAGCGGCGCTGCTGGCGGGGGCGGCGCTGCAGGCGCAGGAGGCAACAACCGCAGCATTGCAACGCTGTCGCGTGCCCTCAGTGAGGGCGGCCTCCCCGTGGTGTCCAGTGCCCCTGACAGCACAGCTGTGGAGTACATGAGCGTGGTGGGTATTTACGCTGCAGCTGCCCAAAGCTCCTGCGTTGTGGAGGACACTCCAGACGCTGACGTTGGGCGGGAGGTACTGGATGCCAACATTCCCCAGCCCACCCGCATGGAAGTGCTGCAGCAGTGGCGGGCGTCGCACCCGAACCAAGTCGTAGCGCAAGTGGGGGATGCCCTGCACGGCGGTGCCGCAGACAGCTCCGTTCAGTGGCGTTTGACGGCTGCTCCCGGCGCTCCACCCCTGCAACACGGCACTGTGTCCACCGGCCAAGCTGCAGCGAACGCCGCGCAAACCATGGCGTTGGCGGTGCACTCCGCGCACCGGTCAGCTGAGGCGCAAGTGCGCACAGCGGCTGCCACTGCAGCGGCCACTGCAGGGATGGCAGCAAATGCTCAGAGGCGCGGAGGTGGCGCACACGCACCTGCTGGGAACAGCAGGGCTCTCCGCGCCGCGCTGCCGCAGGCTCCGCCGCAGGACAACTTCGGAACACTGTCCCAAACTGCTGCGACGCCGCGACAAAGTGCCCCTCACAGTGCCCCTGGCAGCCCTGTGACCAGCAGCGTGCACAGCGAAGAGCCGCCCAGTCCAGAGGTGGAACCGCCGGTGTTCACTCCTGACTCACCCCTGGCACCGAAGCCCCGGCATGGCCAAAGCGCCTCGGGTGAAGCGGCATCCAGGCGCACGCTGCTGTCTTTGGAGGACGCCATGGCGGAGGAGTTCGACTACCACACTGAGACTGCACCTCGCGCTGCCGGTGTGCGGCAGGCGACAGGCGCATTGAAGCGCAGTCGTGGGGATGTGCAAGATGAGTCGCCAGCAGCTGCACCCAAAGCTCCCCGCAGGCAGCAAGACAGCAGCAGCGTGCCGTCCGGCAGCACGTCCACGGCTTTCCGTCGTCACGACGGCCCGCTGTAGGCTAGCAGTCGCAGCGCACACACCCGCATTCAAGGCAGCAGTATGAGTTGTGTGTCTGTGTGTGTGTGCGCGCACACAATGTCGCAATGCATTCAGTGTGTCCCTCTGGTATACCTGCAGCTGCACACGTAGGGTGGAATTGGGTGCAGTGTTGGGCGGCTGCGTGCGTGTGTTGCGACAGTCAGGAACCTCCCAATGCATTGCAGGGCACTTGGCTCACGGTGTGGCATCACGCCTGCACAGAAGCAGCATCCTGAAAGCCGTCTGCCTCTTCCTTGCAGAACTGCAACACAGCCTGCAACAAGCTGTGGACTCTTGTCATGATGTGCTCCTCTGCTTCTTTCTCGGCGTGGTGCAAGCGCACCACTGTGCGCAGAACGGTGGCGCAAGGGACGCACACAGCCCACAACATGCCGTGCGTCGCCGCTGCCGCTGTGAGCCACGCCTGTGCAGCAACGTGTGCAACGCACACCTGCATGGATGGGGGGCACCGCGCGTGTGTGCTGGGGCACAGCAGCGCTTCTTCCGCCAGCAGCATGATGTGCATGACTTCAAAGTGCAGCAGAGCTTGGCCGTGAGTCGCTGTTGAGTGCGCGAACGGCCATGGGGTGCCTGATTGGGGAGGCGCCACGAACTGCAGAGGCATGCATTGAAAAACACGCCACCCCACAGAGCACGCCATGGGCACCGCCACACCCCAGGAAGCCTGAAAGTCGTACAGCTGCGCAGCTGCTGGAGGGGAGGCACTGAGGCCCTCCACTGCGCAGTCCAGCACTCCCTGCACACTTGCACACATCCCCCAGCACTCCAGCGTCAAGGAGCTGACTGAGTCTGGAAAGCGCCTCCCTGCCACGCTGCGCATTGCGTCAGCGTTGTCAGTGTGCAGTGCATCCGCCGTGCTGCATGCTGAGAGCGTGCTGCCTGAAAACGCACGCACCGCAGCAACAAGGGCGCTCATACTTGCGCAGCGCCCTGCGAAGCGCTTCGGCGTTTTGCTGTCGCTGTGCATGGCCCTTGCAGCAGCGCTGTGCAGCACATGGACGCGCTGCTCCCGCGGCACTGTGGCAAGGGACGCACTGGGCGCTGCAGGCGCGTCTTCCTGCCCACGCACTGCGCGCAGCCTGCGAGACCTTCGTCGGGGGGGGGAGCTCTGCGCCTGTGCGCGTGGTTGTTCCGCTTTCAGCTGCCCCTCACACGCAGGCAGCTGCGGAGACTGCAGGGAGGCGTTGGTGCAGGCAGCACCCCCCGCGCAAGTGCAGGTGGGTGCCTGTACACAGTGCAGGCGCGCGACATCGTGGGAGCACGCCAAATGATCCCTGAGGATGCACAGCGCATCCAGGCGCAGCGTTGCTCCAAAGCCGTACGTCGCAAAAGGCACCTGTTTGCAGCGCGGCGTGTAAGTGAGCCACTGCTTGTACGCCGTCTGCATGCTGCTGTGCTGGGAGGTGCCTGCGGGGCACTGCGGGTCCAGACGAACGCTCTGCAGCATTTTTTGTGTTGCTGGACACCCACGGGAGAGCAGGCGGGGCACTGCAGGGGATTGCGCAGAGTCGGAAAGACAAGGGGACGTCGCGGCGCATGCTTGTTGCCCGCGCTCGTCAGCTGCATCCGCTGCAGGCTTTGAGGACTGCACTGGGCAGGCGTTTCCTTCAGACGTGCACACTGGTGCAGAGGGCTTGCGTTGGGACACGCGTGTGCCGCTTCGACTCCGTTTCTGCGACCTGCGGGTGCACGGGGAGGTGTCCGCGGCCCCACTTGCAGTCATGGCGCTCCCTGCAACAGATCTGTGCGTCGTGGAGTCTTGCAGCACCCGGTGTACATGCACGTGCTCTACAGGCTCCTTGAATGGGAAGTGTTGACTGGCTGGCACAGCAACGGCACAGCGCCCCCCAGGCATCCCTGTTCGCACGGATGATGGGCAAGGGGGGGGAAGGTGCAGGGCAGCCTTCAACGCTGAGAGCATACTGAACCCTCGTTGTGTGTGTGCGTGTGGTATGCACAGTGTGCAGTGTGCATTACGACTGTTCAAAAGGTGGTGTCTGTGTACAGTGCTGCAGTAGCCACCCCCCCTCGCGGGCTGCAGGCGACGCTGCGCCTTACACAACCCTCGGTGTGAAAGCAGGCTGCTGCATGTGTATGGCGCGGGACGCCCAGCATGCATGCACTGCACTTGCAGCCACAGTTGCCCTTCAACGGTATGTTCTCCATTGTGCGTGACAAAGTGCCAGCGGGTGCACGCGCACACACAACCACACCCATGCTGCATTGATGTTTGTGACGCAGTGGTCACGTGGGCAGGTCCTCACAACAATTGCCGTGCTTCCCCCTGCTGCGCGTACAGAGCGTTGGCAGTGTCCAGGGATGCCACTCGATGCTGCACTTCCGCCAGGAGTGGGTCTTCCACGCGCACACGCAAAGCGTGGTGCAGGGCACCATGCCAAGCCTCAGATCCGGCGCAGTCTGCCAGCACTTGCATGGCTGCCACTTGTGCAGCGTCTGTGGAGGTGAGGGGTACCACTGGGCGGAGCTCCTGCTGTGTCTGCAAACACTGCGTCACTGCTTGCGTCACTGCGCTGTCAAAGGCATCTGCGCCCACTTCAGCGAAGGTGTCAACGGGGACGTCCATTGCATTCACGGCGTCTGCAAGCGCTGCCGCGATCTTGATGCCGTTCACTGAGCCCCAAAAGTCAAAGCGCATGACGCCCTGCGCTGCTGCTGCCCCAGCTACGCAGGTGTTGACAAAGGCCTGCAACGTCCTCACTGTCATGTCAAACAATTCAGGCCTCCCAGCAGCGTTCCGCATGACGAACAACGATGCAGTCACGCTGGAGAGCAAGGCACTGTCGCGCAGTCGTGCCAGCACGCCTTCAGGCACCCCCATCTCATTGTACAACACAGACACTGCCGCGGTGTCCGGAGCAGCCACAGGCACTCTCGTGTGCTGCAAGTCAGTGTACATGTCGCCACTGTCCCTTTGGGCAATTAAGGAGCCCACTGTTGTTTCCGTCAACAACAGTGGAGGTTGCCCAAACACCCACGGCAGCACGGGATGCACTGCGTCAATGGAAGGAAGCAGCTGTCGTTTTTCAGCAGCGTCCCCTTCCGGAACCAGCACGCTGTCCCTTGCCGCCTGCACATCCAAAGCGCCCTGCATCCCAGCCGCGGTTACACACGCTTGCAAGCCCACCTGGTGCGGTCCCTGGAGCCACTGCACCGCAGGGTGCTGAGACAGCGTCTTGTGCTGTACCTTCTTATGGAGACGCAGCCATCCCCGCATGCGCATGGGAATGCCAGCGGTTCCAGGTAGAGGCAGCACGTGCCGCGCTGCGTGCCCAGCAGGCGTGCTGCTCACGCTGGCCACGCACGTGTTCAGGGGCGGCGTCAGTGGAGGAGCCGTGTACAGAGCGTATGGGTACACACCAGTTCGCATGGCTTCCCGGGTGCCAGCCTCGGGTACTGGCAGTGGGGGCTCGACTGCCCCGCGTCCCGCCTGCGTCCTTGCCCGAAGAGTGGTGTGCACTGCTGCGGCGTGCGTGTGCACCAGTGCCGGTCCAAGCACCCCGCACACGCAGGCAGCTGCATTGGCGGCGTCACCGCCCAGGCCAATCCATGGTGCCCACTGGAACGCCACGTCCTCAATTGCATCGACGCCGCTACCACTGCTACTGCTGTTGCCGTTGTCAGCAGCCCTCTGTCTTTCCCTCGTCATGTCCCCGTGTGCCGTGCGCACCACAGTCTCGGTGTATTGAGCCATGCTGATCACAGCGCGACGCAGGT